GACGAGTTCGACTCGTTCCGGGGGTACGCGAACCACTACAACCTCAGCAGCGACCACTCCGGCAACGCGCTCGCCGACGCCGTCGGGTGCGAGACGTTGGCCGACCTCTACGCCACCATGCGCAGTCAAAAAGGCAACTCGACGGCACGCCAAGCTGCCAGCCGGACAAAAGAGAACCTCCACGCAGACGAATACGGACTTATTGCCGTCCGTTTCTCTGGCGCGTCAGATTCAGTGCCTTCACTCCGCTACGCGACACTCGAAGACTTCTAAGCTGAATGCCGATGACGCTCTGCTGAGGCCGAGGTCCAGACTCAGCACGAACACACGGACACATTTCATGCCACAGATAGCAAGGACGGAGAGTCGCATCGCCTACTGCGGCGAGCGCGATACCGAAGACTACGAACAGGTCGTACACGGCATCGCTCATGGCGAGGACGAACTCACTCTCGGGCTGAATAGCCCGAAGTACTGGCCGGCAGCTGAACTCAAGCGTGCAGCGCCGACGCTCGAGGGTCAGACCGTCTACAAGATTCACGGAGACGGTGACCGCGAGGCAGTCGGACGCGTGCTTCGGTCGGCATACCAAGCCGGACTGGGTGTCGTTTACGAAGCAGGCATCGATGATTCGGAGGTTGCTGCAGAGCTGGTTTCGGGTCAGCGGGAGGTTTCGATCGAGGCCGGCAATCCCAGCGACGTCGATCAGCACGGTGAGACCGGTGCTACCATCATGCGCGACTACGAGTACACCGGTCTTGCCACGCCGAAGAAGGGCGCATCAGAGGGTAACTACACTGCGCCAGGCACAGCGGACAACAACCCGGCGGTGGCCGCACTCTCCGCTGCCAGTCTCGAGAGTGTGCTCGATGGAGAGGACCTCAACGCGGCACTGGCAGTCGGCGACGACGAGTGGTCGGCTGATATGCGCCTGTTCCGTGTCGTGCCCGCGCTGGGCGACCGAGACAAGTACGACGATGACGTGCTCGGTGTCGGAGTTGCGTTCCCAGAGTCGGGCGTCTACGTGGACTGGCACACGGCCGCGTTTCCGGACGAACTCGACGATCCGCACGTCTCCGAGTACGGATCCATCTCGGATCTCCGGAAGGCAACGGGCAACCAGATCGTGGACTTCATGCCGCCGTCCGGAGCGCGGGCCGCTTCCCTCAGCAATCTCGCGGAGATGGCGCCCGAAGGCTTCGACGTCGAGGCAGCGCTCAACTCCTACCAGTCCACAGGAGGAGTCCGGTTCCGTGGAACGCGGGACGGAAAGCTCGACAAGAGTGAACTCCCATCGGACGGCTTCGAGCAGTACTTTCTGTTCGACGGCGATACGAAATCGGCCTCGTCGTACCCGGTAGTCGATTCGGACGGCTACCTGCGCCGGGGCAATGTCGCTGCGGCCTACAGTGTCGGCCCTCGTGGGAGAGCATCCCGCGAAGAACTGCACGAGAAGCTCCGCCCGTTGAACGAGGCGTTTCGGACGCCGCCGATCAACCCGGAGAAGCTCGAGACGACCGACCAGACGGAAGCAGAGATGGCGGCGCTAGCCGACGATCTTGATGCTCGCGCAGTGCTGGCGGCGACCGCGGATGTTCCCAGGCCCGATGACCCGTCGGGCGAGGTCCTGGGCGACGATTCTACGGAGACAAACATGACTGACGACAACGACCCAACCCACGATATTGAGGCGCTCCTCGAGCGCGTCGACGAGAAGGACGAAGAGATCGAATCCCTCGAAGCAGACCTCGAAGCGAAAGAGGACGAACTCGAGGAGAAGGAAGACGAGATCGCCGAACTCGAAGACGAGGCAGAGGACCTTCGGGAGCAGAACGAGGCGGCCCGCGAACAGTACGCCGCTGCCCTCGCGGAAGCGGACACCGTCTTCGACGAGGACGAACTCGCCGAGCGGTACACGCTGGCCGAACTGTCCGAGAAGGTCGACGAGGCCGACTTCTCCGCCGGCGACGGCGGCAGTGATCCCGTCATCCGCTCGGGTGGCGGCTCCGACGTCGAGGCGAACCTCTCCGCGGCTGAGCAGGAGCGCAAGGCCGAACTCGAGGACCGTCTGGGCGACCTCGAAGACAAGGACGGCGCTCTCGCAGAGCGCGAGGAGGAACGCGTGCGTGCTGAACTCGAGGAGATCACGGGAGGTGAAGCATGAGTCTGAACCCCGGGCAGTCGCACAAGGGCGACGCCCAGCACACCGAGACCCGAACCGCTGCAGAAGCACTCTCGGCCGGCGACGCCGTCGCACTCGACGCGAACGACGAACTCGTCACGGCCGACGACACGACCGACACGACCGTCTACGGCATCGTCGGCTACAACGACGGCGACGGCTACGAGTCCGGCGACAACGTCCTGGTCACCTACAGCGGCCCCGTCGTCGCGAACGTCGCGGGCGGCGTCGCCGGCGGCGTCGAACTGGGCGCGTCGGCAACGGAGGGCCAGCTCGCTAGCGGCACCTCCGCGAAGGGAATCATGACGATGTACGCCGAGGGCGCAGCGCCGAGCGGTATCCCCGACATCCCGGCTGGCTACGCTCACGTCGACGTGTGAGCTCGAGCAGCAACTAACCACCACCATTCTACAGAGATAACAAATGGCACTTCCTAACGTCAACCAGATCGTCGACCCGACCACCGTCCGCGAAGTCGCTGCGGAACGCGTTGAAGCACAGACCGTCGTCCGTGAGTTCTTCATGGACGAGACGGTGCCTGACGGCGCCGGCGAAGAGTACGAGATCCCGGCCCCAGCCGAGGAACTCGGCCTGCCCGAAGAGGTCGAGCCCGGCGCGGACACCACCTACGACCGCGAAGAGTACGGTCGCCCTGTGGTCTCTCGGCAGATCTTCAAGAAGGGCTCGAAGATCCCCGAGGAAGACATCAACGACAACGTGTTCGACCTCGTCCAGGACCACACCGAAGGCCACGCGAAGAACATGTCCAAGAAGCTCGACCGAGCCGCGTTCTCGGTTCTCGACGCTGCCGCCCCGGCAGGGGAAGCAGTCGGCGACGACGACGGAACGCTGAGCTTCACGGACATCAACGCCGGCGCGACCGAACTCGCCCAGCGCGGCGAAGACGGTTTCACGGCCAACATGGCGCTGGTCGGCCCGTCCGGCAAAGAGTCGCTGATCAACTACCTGGCTGAGCGCGGTACCGATCTCGGTGACGAGGCTGTCCAGAACGGAGAGCTCGGCGAGTTCGCCGGCATCCGGTTCATGTTCAGCAACAACGTCTCGATCGGCGGTAACGACGCCATCCTCGTCGACACCGACGAGTTCGGGTACGAGGGCGAGTGGCAGGGCGTCGACACCGACCAGGCCACCGACTTCGACGCCGACGCCATCAAGATGAAGATCAAGGCCGCGTACGGCTGGACCGACAAGCACTCCGAGGCCGCCGTCCGGGTCCAGGGCTGATCGTCCATGACTCACGAGCTTCAGCTCACGACCGACCAGGAGGACGTCACGCTGGCCCTCGGCCAGCATCCTGACGGCGTCCTCGAGTTCGAGGGCGGGACCGCCGCCGTCGACGACGAGTCGGTCGCGAGAGTCATCGACGACACCTACCCGAACATCGAGTACGTCGACGGCGACGCCGGCGCCGGCGCCGACGCGACCTCCGGGGACGACCAGGAGGACGACGACGTCGTCGCCGAGCCGCCGTTCGACCCGACCGAGAAGACGGTCGGCGAACTCGAGGAGCTCCTCGACGAGGGCGACTACTCGGCCGCCGAGCTCGACGCGATCGCCGCGGCGGAGGAGGCCGGCGAGGACCGGTCGACCGCACAGGACGCAATCGACGCGGCCCGCGAGTAGTGACCCATGAGCTACGAAAACGAATCGGACCTCAAGTACATCAACGAGCTCGCCGAGATCCCGCTCACGGGCCCGGACCTCTGGGAGGGCGACACCGAGTCGAAGCTGGACGCGGCCGAGATGGCCGAGAGCAAGCTCGAGGCGGACGTCAACGACGGCGACGTCATCGGCGATCCGTCGCCGCTCCACGCGCGAGCGGCCAACGCCTACGCCAGCTACATCCTCTTCATCGGTCCCGAGCACCCGGAAGACGCGCTGTCGGGCGAGATGTACGGCGGCGCTGGCTCGGACACCATGGAGTTCGCTCGCGAAGTCCATGAGGTCTACCGGTCACTTCGGTCGAGTATCGAGACGTCCGAGGAGGACGAGAGTAGCGACAGTAGCGACCTGATCTTCTCGGCATGACCTCGTTCGACGGCTTCGACGAGCTCGCCGAACAGCTCCGGGTGTTCCAACAGCAGCTGGAGAACGGCGAGCGCCTCGTCGACGACGCTCTCGATTCGGCGGTCGAGACAACGGCGGCGGGGGTCGAGCGTCGAACGAAGCAGAACCTCACCAAGCACGGCGCGGTCGACACCGGGAACCTGCGGAACTCGTACCGGTACGCTCGCGTCGACACCGCCCACTACATGGTCGGTACGTCGGTCGAGTACGGGCCCCACGTCGAGTTCGGCACCGATGCCCACGTCATCGAGGCCGACGACGGCGGGTTCCTGTACTTCGAGGGTGAGGATGGTCAGCTGATCCGGAAGCGGTCGGTGAACCACCCGGGGACGCCGGCCCAGCCGCACCTGCGGCCCGCGCTCCGGAACTCCGACCTCGCCCAGGAGATCCAGGAGGAGATCGAGGAGCTGTTCGAGAAGGTGTTCCAATGACGCCAGAAGACGTCCTCCAGGCCATCGTCCGCGCCCTCGAGGCCTCGGACGAGTTCACGGGTGGTGACTACATCACTCACGAGTTCGACCCCGAGGGGACGGACAACCGGCTCCAGCAGCCGATCGTCTCGTTCAACATCCCGAGCAACCCCCGGACGACCGAGTGGGACTCGGACCTCGCCGGCTACCTGACCGACGACACGGGGCAGCAGCAGGGCCGCATCTTCCGGCCGACCTGGGAGATGCAGATCGACGTCGCGATCACGCTGGCGGCCGGCAACGACGCGCTCGATGCGTCGGTGCTCGGCGGCGAGTTCCAGCAGGCGCTGCTGCCGCACGACTCGGCGCTGTTCTCGAATCCGTTCCCCGACGGCGACGGCGGTGTCGTCGAGGAGATCGAGGACTTCACGGTCGGGAACGGCCAGCGGATGGACGACCTGGCCGGCCCGGGGCTCCGGCGCTGGCAGCAGGAGCTCGCGGTGACGTGGTACCACGAGATCACCACGGATGACCCGGCGCTGACTGAGGTCACCGTCGCGGCGCCGTCGGAGATGTCCGAGGACGACGACGGTCGGATCGTCTGGGAGTACTGAATCGCTCGCGAACCAACATTCCACACAACCAACATGGTAGTTACAATCGGTCAGTCCCCCGGAACCGAGGTCACGCTCGAGGCTGGCGCTATCGGAGGCATCTCGATCGGTGCCGAAGAGAAGCTCGTCATCTTCGCGCGCGGCGACCCGGCGAACGGGGACGCACAGACGAACAGCCCGGTGAAGATCGGGGCGAAGGGAGAGGCCGAGACGCAGTTCGGCGAGGGCAGTCACCTCACCCAGCTGCTGAAGCAGGCCATCGACAACGGCGCCAACACAGCGTATCTGTGGGGCGTCATGCCGTCGACGCAGTCGGTGACCGGCGAGGCCGTCGACGCGGCGACGCAGTCCTTCACCCTGAACAACGCACCCATCATCGAAGACGTCGACGAGATCACCGTCACCGACCCGGCGGGGCCGACGGAGTACGACGTCGAGTTCCGGTACAACTCGCCACCCGACACGCCCCAGAGCGCGGAGACGGCCTTCGTCCGCCCGCAGTCCGGGGAGATCGAGACGGACGCGGCAGCCGACTTCGAGGTCGACTACAAGTACCTCGACTGGCAGGCGGCGTTCGACGCCGCCGACCCCATCGTGAACGAGGGCGAGTCCGGCGTGTACTTCGCCGGGACGGACGCCGAGTCCGTCGCGTCGACGCTCTTCTCGAAGGCGGAGAACCTCCGCGACCCCGCCTACAAGATGGTGAAGGCCGGCGCCGGCGCGCCGCCGAACGCCAACACCGAGGAGACGACGCCGGACCCGGACTACAACACGACGGAGTACGCGGACAACCTCGACTCCCTGCCCGGGTTCGCGTTCGCGCCGGCCCGCCAGGACAACACGACGGACACGCTGCTCGGCGCGGTCGCCGGGGTCGCTGCGGGGAACGACCTCCAGAACCCGATCCGTGGCGAGCAGCTCTCCGGCGTCGACGTCGAGTCCGGGTCGGACGACGCGGCCCTCTTCGACTGGGGCGAGCGGAACGACCTGCGGAACGCCCAGGTCATCCCCATCAAGCAGGAGGGCTCGATCAACCTCGACGGCTCGGTGTCGACGAACACCAGCGAGAACTGGGAGACGGACTTCCAGACGGTCCGCGTGGTCGACCGCGCCATCCTGGTGGTGTACGCGGTCGCCCAGCAGATCATGAACACGCTGGACACGCCCGGTCGCGACGAGATCGCGGCCGAGGAGGCGCAGGCCCAGCTCGAGGGGATGGCCGACGAAGGCCTCGTCCTCCCGAACCAGCCGAACGAAGTGAACCTGTTCGTGCGGCCCGTCGACGACACGCCCCAGGGCACGATCGCCCTCGAGATGGGCGTGACGCCGGTACAGGCCGTCGACACGTTCAAGACCACCATCACGATCGGGTGATAACTCATGGAAAACGACCGCAATCAGACTGGTGACGACGTCGAACTCGTCATCGACGGCGAAGTGGTTCCAGTCACGGACAAGGGCTGGACCGACACCCGGGACTGGGCCGAGTCGAACTTCGACGACTCGAAGGCCCCCGACCGCGGGCTCGCAGCCCGCTCGACGGAGGGGGACCTCGAGTACGACGGCACCAAGCAGGAACTGGAGCGGAAGCTCCACGAGGCGCCGCAGAACAAGCACCGCCTCATCTTCCGGAACAAGAAGCACGGTGGCGGCTACCGGATCATGAACGTCACCATCGACGACATCGAGCACTCGCACCCGGGCGACGGGAAGTCGAACGTCTCGATCAGCTGGTCGGGCGGCGAGCCCATCCCCTTCTGAGGACGTCGTCGACGAAGCGCGATCGGCGAACCGCTGAGCAACTACTTCTCGCGGCTACAA